GAAATTTATAGCAACTGATAAAGATATTGAAGAACTGTGAATTTGTTGCTATAACAGCAAAAGCTATAAGTATCAATAAAAAATGAATATGTGAAAAAATGATATGTTGATACTAGCAGGAATAACAAATATATAATAAAATGCTGATATTTCAAGGGGTTGAAGTCTTGATATTCAGCATTTGTTATTAATTTGTTATTAATTTATAAGAATTTATAGAAGTTTATGATGTTTTTCTAATATTATTTAACACAATAATTTTTCCAGTTTTATATGTTACAAGTTTTATTGCTTCAATTTTTTCCTCTATGTAAATATGATTATAAGTATCACTTCCAATATCACCATTTTTGTGACCTATAATAGAATTTATTATTGTTTGTTTTATATTTAATCTTTGTAATTCTGTTTCAAGTGTATGTCTACCACAATGAGCAGTTTTGTTTGCTAGGAATGGGTGGTTGCCTCTGAAATATAATCTATAATAAGTGTTATAGTCTGCATAAAAGAGTCTTTTACCGTTAGATTTCATAAATAAAAAATCGTTATTTTCATTATAATACTTTTCAAAAATGGACTTAATATCAGGGTGTATAGGGATTTCTCTGTTAATACCATTTGCAGTTTTTATACCTCCAACAAAAAACCCTTCTTTTAAATGAATGTTTTTAGTGTAAAGAAAGAATAATTCTTCCGCACGACATCCAGTATAAATGGCAAGTAAAAGGATATTTCTAACGAGATCTTCTTTATCATTATCGGTTTGGATTTTCCATAAATAGTCAATTTGATCATAAGTGAATGGCATTCTTTTATTTTTTTGAATATGTGAACCAGTTGCTTTTAATGTGTCAGTATATTTTTTGTCAATAATATCTTCATTATATGCATATTTATCCATATTTTTTAATAAAGTAATACATTGTTTTATAGATGATGGAGTTTTGCCATTTAAAAATGATTGAAAATCTGATGTTCTTAATTCTCTATAAATTTTATCATAAAGTTCTTCGGAATGATTATAGGAATTTATCATATTTAATGAACTATGTAATGCAAATTTACCATTACCAGGCTTAATGTGCTTCTCTCTTTCAATTTGCATTTCTTCTTTAGTTGGAAATAGATTGTTTTTCATTTCTTCAAAAACTTGCTTAAAAGTATAGTTTCTTTTGTTTTTTCTATGTATATTTGCACTTATGATATTAACAGGTACAAGAGGATATGGAACTTTAGGAAAGAATGCAATCCTGTCATATTTATTTTGTTTTATTTTTAATGGTATAGGGTTTTTATGGTATATTTCTAAACATACCAAAGCATCTAATTGTTCTTCAAAAGTATCGATATCATAGTACAATGGTTTACCATATAAATCTTTACCTATTAATATTCTTGCAGCATAAGGTTTTTGACGACCTTTCCCTAAAAAAGCTACTGTCCCTGTTCCATTTGCTCTTTTTTTCATAATTTTCATAATAAAAATACCTCCAATTTTATAATTTATTTTTAATAAACTATTGAAAAGTGAAAGTATTTTTTGTATAATATTAGTACATTCACTTTTAATAGTGTTTGCGAGGAATAAATGTATCGGTTCGTGGTAAAATTGATTACATCTATTCCTTATTTTTTTATTTATTCTTATTTTGTTTTTTCTTATTCTTTAAAAATTCAGCAAATCGCCTTAATTCTTCAATATCATTATCATCAAGTCCTTCTGTATCAATGTTATTTTTTGAAACAAAATTAGAATTTTTATTTTTTTCATATTCCGCTAAATCAGCATAACCAGCTTTAACATATAAATCCAAGTAACTAACTCCATATACTGAAGCTAATTTTTTCAAAACTACTGCACTGGCTCTGCGGTGTCCATTTTCTACAAGAGATAAGTAGCTATTTGAAACTTTAGCTAATTCATATACCTCTCTAGTGGATAATCCTTTATTTTCTCGTAATTTTTTTAGATATAGGCCCATTTCTTTAAGAGACATTTCCATAATGATTCCTCCAATCAATAATATTATATCATTTATGATTACTTTTGTAAAGAATTTTATAAAAATTATTAAAAAAGTGTTGACAAATGAAATCTATATGATATAATGCTTTCAAAAGAAAACAGAAAGGAGATGAAAAAATGGCAAATAGAACTATAATACTTAAGGACGCGGAAATATTTAAAAACATTATAACTAAAGAAGGATTTTCTTACAGACAGCTGGCAAAAGAAGCGGATTGTTCACAAACTCAAATTAGTTTAATAGCTAATGGGGAAAGAAATCCTAGTCCAGAACTAGCAGTTAATATTTGTAGAGTACTTAACAGGCAATTTGATGATATTTTTTTTATAAAAAGTGATTTCAAAAGAAATCAAAAATAACCACGAACCGATACAGAAAAAGAAAGAAGGTGAGAACTTGGAAGATGATAATGAAGAAGTAGAAAGGTTAACTCCTGCAGATATTGCACCAAAATTAAAAATGAGTGTTGAGGGAGTTAGAGCAGCATTAAGACAAGACAAATTTCCATTTGGAATAGCATTTCAAGGAAAGACAGGACAATGGAACTATTTAATAATAAAAAGCAAATTTGAAAAATGGTTGAAAAATATTTAGGGAGGTGAATTTAATGAAAAAAATAAACAAAAGCAAACTATATGAACTTATAGGAAAAGCAACAGTAAGAGCAACAGTATGGGCAATGTCAGTATATTTAGTATATCAAGCAAGCTTGTATATATTAGATAATTGTATAACAGTGTACAGATAGGAGGAAAAGATGAATTTTTGGAGTTTATTCAGAATAATAACAGGAACATTAATAATAACAATAGTAGGAATAATAGTTCTTATAAAATGGAATAAAGAAATAGATTCCGAAACAACTTGGATATACGGAATCTACATAGTATTACATATTATTCTTTCGATATTTGTTTTGACAGGACTTGAGATATTTTGGACAACTCAAAGGAATTAGAGTTTAAGTATAGAGTATATAGTTATCCAGCCAATAGAGAAGTAATAGAAAGTACAATGTATACAACAACTAATAATTATGGAGAAAAGAATAATATTTTTAGCAGGATAAAAACAACTTATAGATTTGTAAATATAGACAAGCCAGATGAGTATATAGAAACAATTACTTTTGCAGAGGGAATTGATACACAAGACAAAGGTTCAGGAAAAGCAATGACATATTCAGATAAATATGCATTAATGAAAAGCTATAAAATTATAACAGGAGAAGATCCAGACCAAAATCCAAGTGAAACAGGTTATAAAAAGCAACAGACATCAGCGAAAGTAACTAATAGTAAAATAACAGATGTAGAAGCAAAGTCAATATATGCACTTATGATAAGAAAAGGATTTGATGTGGTAGCAGCATTAGAAAAAAATTATGGAATAAAAAATACATCGGATTTAACAAAAGAGCAATACATAGCAATCTTAAATAAGTGCAATACAATACCAGATAAGAAGTAGGTGGTTAAATGCAAACTACAGGGACATTGGAAGAAATAAATATAGATTATAAAACAGGAAAACCAAAAATAAGCTTTTTAATTGATGGAAGAGACAAGTTATCAGATATAGAACAGTTAAGAGGTTTAAAACTTAAAATAGAAGCCAAAAAGTATATAAAAAAGAGAACAACTAATGCAAATAATTATTTTTGGAAACTATTACAAGAATTATGTGAGTTAGCAGAAATAGATACAGTTGAAGAATATAAAAGAAGAGTTAAAGAATTAGGAATATTTAGAAGATTTAAGATAGAAACAGAAAATATAAAAACATTTGAAAAGATGTGGAATGCACAAGGAATAGCATGGTTTTGTGAAATAGCAGATACAACTTATATAAATAATACAGAATTTAAGATAATAAATGCTTATTATGGTTCAAGTTCTTTTAATTCAAAACAAATGGCTAGGTTGATAGATGGTGTAGTTCAAGATTGTAAAGTTTATGGTATTGAAACGAAATCACAACAGGAAATAAAGAGTTTGCTAGAAAGTTGGAATAAAAAATGAAATCAATTTTACAAAACAAAAAAGAAAGCTATATCAGTGGACAAACTTATGAATTAGAAGAACATCATATATATTTTGGCACAGGAAAAAGAAAAATATCAGAGAAAAATGGATTCAAAGTATGGCTAACATATTCAGAACATAGAGGAACATATGGAGTACATGGAAAATATGGTCATGATTTAGATTTGAAGTTAAAGCAGGAATGTCAAAAAGAATATGAAAAAAATCATACAAGAGAAGAATTTATAAAATTAATAGGAAAAAGTTATTTATAGGAGGAATAAAAGAATGTTAATGATTACAGCAGAAGAATATAAAAATTTCATAGAAGCAAGTTGGCTTAAAGATAGATTAGAACAGTTTTTGGAAGAGCAATTTAAAATTGAAGATGAAAAATTAGAAATAAAAGATAATTGGGATTTTGCAAATTCTTTTGAGGAATGGTTAAAAACTATAGACAGAAAAATGTATATGAAAATTTTTAACAAATTAAAAAAATAATTAACATCAGGGCTAGACATAAAACTAGCCCTGAAATTGTACAAAAAAGGTGGGAGATATGGAAAATACAAGTTATATAAAATTATTTAGGAAATTATTAAATTCTCCCATATTTGAGAATGAAAAAGCATTGAAAATTTGGATATGGTGTCTGCTAAAAGCTACACATAAAAAAAGAGAGCAATTAGTAGGACAACAAATAGTGAATTTAGAAAAAGGAGAGTTTGTATTTGGAAGAAAACAAGCATCTGAAGAATTAAAAATGACAGAAAGTACAATTTACAAATACATAAAACTATTAGAAAAGTTACAGATGATTAGAATAAAAAGTAACAACAAATTTTCAGTTGTAAGTATTGAAAAATGGGAAGATTATCAAATTGAAGAATTAAAAAGTAACAACAAAGTAGCAACAAAAGAACAACAAAGTAACACAAACAAGAATGTAAAGAATATATATTTATATTTATTTAATAAGTATAAAGAAGAAATCGAAAGAGAAAAAGAAAATAAAAAAATAAATATAATAGCACAATGCAAAAATAGTACAGAATATTCTTTATTAACACTAGAAGAACAGGAACAATTATTTATGGATTTAATGAGTATAGATAAAAAATTCAAGTAGAGGGAGTGATAAACAAATGAAGATGAATCAAAGGCAAAGAATAATAGATTATATTAGACAGTTTGGAAGCATAACAAGTAAAGATGCTTACAATGACTTAGGAATAACACAGCTGGCAACAAGAATAAAAGAATTAAAAGAGCTAGGTTATGAGTTTGAAACAAAATGGGAAAGCAGCAAAAATAGATTTGGAGAATCGGTAAGTTTTAAAAGATATTATTTAATGGATATGATAGCAAAAAATATGGATCATATTCCAAGATTGGACTAGCTTATGAAACAGATAAAAAAGAATACACTATGTTATTACTGTCTAGGTTGTAACAAACAAGAAAGTGAAGAATATAAACCAGTAATGAGATGTAAAAGGTTTGCGGCAGCAATAGAAAACTGGCAAGAGAAATTGAGAAAGGAGCTAAAGAAAAATGGACAAGATAGAAATACCATTTAGATTGCCTAGTTTGAATCAATATATAAACGAATGCAGAAAAAATAGATATGCTGGAGCTAATATGAAAAAGAATGTTGAAAAAGACATAGGCTGGTATATAAATTTATTACCTGAATATAAGAATCCAATAAAAATTCATTTTATATGGGTTGAAGAAAATAAAAAACGAGATTTAGATAATGTTTGTTTTGCTAAGAAATTCATACTTGATTCGATGGTAAAAGCAGGTAAACTAAAAGATGATAACAGGAACTTTGTAAAAGGGTTTAAAGATGACTTTGAATACGGAGAGTTAAGTAAGGTTATTCTAGAAATAGAAGAAATCAAATGAAAGGAATATAAGAGATGATAGAAGTAAACGAATATGTGAGAACAAAAGATGGAGTTATTGATAAAGTAATAATTGAATATAACGGAAAATGCAACAATCCAAATTGTGATAGAAAGCATTTGTCATGCAAGAGTAATTATTACAACGAAGAAGATATAGTAAAACACAGCAAACAACTAATAGACTTGATAGAGGTTGGAGACTATGTAAATGGAATTGAAGTATTAGACATATATAAGCCAAGAGATTTATGGGAACCAATAGAAATAAGAGGAGATAGTAGATGTATGAACTTTATTCTAGCAGAAGACATAAAAACAATACTAACAAAAGAAATGTATATGGCTAATTGCTATAAAGTAGGAGGAGAAGATGAATAGAGAGATAAAGTTTAGAGGAAAAGGAATTGAAGAATATGATAAAGATAAATGGTATTATGGCAGTTATTTTATATACAATGCAATTAACTATTTTTGTTTAGACGATGGAAGTAGAACTAAAGAAATAAACGAAAAAATAAAGAATAATATCAAACATAAAATAATATTTGAAGTGCAAGGCGATTGGAATATGGAAAATCATATACAACTTGCTGATGTAAAACAAGAAACAGTAGGACAATACACAGGACTACACGATAAAAACGGAAAAGAAATATACGAGGGAGATATAGTTAAATACAGAGATAGCAGGGGACAACATATTGAAAAAGTAATATTTGATAAAGGTTGTTTTTATGCAGGAATGCACTGGGGAAGTTCAACAAGAGTAGCGCCAAAACTAATTAATACAAGAATAACAGAAGTAATTGGAAATATATACGATAATCCAGAGTTATTGGGAGGAGAATAAGATGAGTGCTAAAGGAAAAGTAAAAAGATTAAATAAGGAAATAGACAATTTACAAAAAGAATTACAAACTTGTCAATTATCTAATAGTAGATTAAGAAATAAGAATGACAGGTTAAAAACAGAATTAGAAGGACAAAAAGCAGATAAACAATATACAGAACAATTAGAAAATATACTTAAGTTTGCAATAACTAATCATATAGGAAATTTAAGAGGTGGAATGCAAATAGAAAGATACGGAATAGATAAAATGCAAAATTTAAGACTAAGTATAGATTATCAACCAGAATTTAATAGCTATATAATCAGAGTTAATTATTAGTAGGAGAATAGATATGTGTGAATACTGCAAAAAGATAATAAATAATAAGAAAATATTAGATATAGACAATGATAAAGAAACATATATAGAAATCGATTGGCAAAAAAAAGCATTTGGTTATATGTTATATGTTGAAATAGAAGGACAAGACAATGATGGATATAAGCCAAGTCAGTTCTTTCAAATAAATTATTGCCCGATGTGTGGCAGAAAATTGGTAAAGGAGTAAATAAGATATGGAAAAATATAATTTAAAAAATAAAACAGATATAAAAATGCATAATGTATTATTTGCAACAACAAGTTCAAGAGATTATGATATGGAAAGGTTATTATTGCTAGAAGATATGCCTGATACAGAATATAATGAATTTGTTTTAGTAGAAGGAGATCATTGTAGTTGTTATGATTTTGATGAGACTAACTGGGATTGCACAAAATTAACTAAAGATGAATTAAATAAATTGCTAGAAAAAATAAAAGATGGGGAAACATTAAGAAAAGAATTAAAAGAATTTTTAGCGAGATATTAAGGGGGTATATAGTGAAAGAAAAAACAGAGAATGAAATGTTTTCTTTTTCAGAAAGAGTAATAAAAGAAATAGTAAAAAAAGATGATGAACACACAAAACAAGTAATAAAAGATTATCTTAGAGAAAGATATCCAAAGAAAAATATAAGAATTGACTTCTTAGATGAAGAAATAGTCAATGAGATTATAAAACTAGGAATTACAGAATATCAAAGGAGACAAGCCTTAGGAGGTGTTTTAAGTGAAAGAAAATAGTATAGAAGAAGATATAAAAGACATAGAAAAATATATAAGTTTTACAAGTAAAAGAGAAAATTTTAGTCACGATACAGATTGGAATTGGAATAAGGATTTAGCAAACAAAATAGAACATATTTTATCAGATTATAAAAGAGTATTAAAAGAGAATGAGTTGTTAAGACAACAAAACATATCATATAAAAACAATATTAATGAATTAAAGAAAGTGAGGAATAAATGAACGAGGAAGAAAAGAAAGCTATTGAAATATTAAAAGAAATAGAAATAAATACATATGCAGAAGGAAAAGCGATAGCAATAGATACAGTATTAAAACTAATAAAAAAACTACAAAAAGAGAATGAAGAATTAAAATTTAAAGAAAGAAGGAGAATAATTGGAAAATATGGAGATGCTGAAATTCACGATGTGATAAATAAAACCTTATCAAATGATTATATATCAGTTCAAAAAGTAAAAGACAAGATAAGTGAAAGACAATTTGAATTGCAGCAAGAATATAAAGATTTTGAAGATGACGCAATATTAATAGTTTTACAAGAACTACTAGAAGAGAGAAAATAAAATGAAATATAAAGGATATGAACTGCTAAAAGCAATAGCAGATGGAAAAATAAAAGATGAAAGTAGATTTAAAGCAGGATATAGAACTTTTATAGCTAGAGACGGTTATTTATTTGTAGAATATGATAATAGACAAGAATATGCTAATAGTTTTGAATTAAAATGGGAATTTGAGCTAATAGAAGATAAAATAGATATAGATAGTATAGAAGAATTAGAAGGAATAGTAGAATATTCTACTGAAAGAAATACAATCAATCAATTAATACAAGCAGTAAAACAACTAAAAAAAGAAGTAAACGAGTTAAAGGAGGACTAACATATGACAAAAGAACAAGCAATAGAAAGACTAAAAAAATTAGATTATTTACTTGATGATGTATATAGTACAGGCTTAGTTGAAGATGAAGAAAGAAACATATATCAATATGCAATAGAAACGGTTTTGCCTATGCTAGAAGAAAAAGACAAACAAATAGATAAATTAAAGAAACATAATGATGAATTATTAAAAAAATTAAGGAATAGAGTAAAGGAAGTTAAAAAATTACAAAAATATAGTCTATATAAAGAAGAATTTTCAAGACTAAACAAGCAATTGCAAAACAAAGACAAGATAATTGACTTAATGTCAGAACAACTTGCAGGATTAGCAATATTTAATATTGATAAAGATGAGACATTGCTATTAAATGATAAAGAAGAAGTAAAACAATATTTTGAAAATAAAGCCAAAATATAAAGTCGTTACAAAAATGTGAGAAAAGTATTAAAAAGTGATAGGAAAAATGTGAAAGGAAGAAAAAATGATAAGTAAAAAAGAATTTGTAAAAATAATAAACAATTTAAAAGAAGTAAACGATTTTGTAGAAGAAACAAATAGCAGAGCAAAAAAACTAAATGATGCTATTATATCAGACTTCTACAATACAATGAGTTTATCAATATCACATGAATATACAGTTGTAAAGTTATTAGAAAATATTTTTAATGATAAAGATATAATAAGCTGGTGGCTATACGAATGTGATTATGGGAGAAATTTCAAAGTTGGAGATTTACAGGTTGAAGGAAAACAAATTGATTTAACAACGTCAGAAAAATTGTATGATTATCTAATAGAAGAAATGGAGCTGAATACAAATGAAAATACCAAAAGTAATTAGTAAAAATGGACATGAATACATACTAGTAAAACAATATTATGAAAATGAAGCAAAAGAATTAATAAACAAATAAAAGAGCATACTACACATAAGAGGTGTAGTAAATGACAGATAAAGAGATAATAAAAAAATGGAAACAAGGATTAAGTAAAAATCAATTAGCAACAATGTATAAAAGACAATATAATAAAGAAATAAAGATAATAAGAAGTACAGTAAGACACAGACACGATGGAAGATACATAAGCAATTATGAAGCATTAGCTTATGTTGAAAGAGTAATATATAAATATTTAAAAGAGAGGTAAAAAAGATGAAATCTGAAAAAGGTGTAATAGAAATATTTACAATTGGAATTGTTGTAATTTTATTAATAATACTATTTACTGTAATAGGGACAGAAATAAAAGAAGAAAATGATTATGGGGCAAAAGAAGGACAAGTTATTAATAAAGATTATAGTTCATCACATATAACAATGATGCCTTGTGGAAAAATAATGGTACCACAACATTATCCTGAGAGTTATAGATTGAAAATTCAGAAAGAAATAGATGGTAAAGATAAGTCAATATGGGTAGCTGTTGACAGAGATACATATCATAAAATAAATGTAGGAGATTATTATAACGGAATGGAGTGATACTAATGAAAATACCAAAAACGATAAGTAAAAATAATCGAGAATATATATTTGAAAAACAGATAAATAATAATGTATTTTTATATAAAGAAAAAATATGTGGATATAAAGAGTGTTTTACAAAATTTGATTTAGGATTAATAACAGAAACAGGAAACATGATAAGTACAGCAAAAAAGTGTGGAAGTGGAAAAATATAGTTGAGGAGGTACACTAATGACGCGAGAAAACTTAATAGCATTATTAAAAGAATATAAAGAAAACAAGGCAAGATTAAATATTAAGCTTAAAGAGTTAAAGACATCAAGAATAAAATTAAAATATGTTGATTTTGATACTAATATGACATCTTCATACGGAGATAATCAAGATATACATAGCAAAAACCAAATAAGCGATAAAGTATCACGAAAAGTAGAAGAAAATGACATAAAAAGAATTGAACTAGAAAACAAAATAGAAGAATTAGAAAAAGAAGTCAAAAAATTAAGAGAAAAGGTAGAAGCGGTTGAAGATCGACTAGAAGGATTGAAGTATAAAGAAAGAGAAATATTAACAGCTTATTATGTCGAAGGAAGAACGGCTGAAGACATAGGAAATAGATTATACTTTAAGCTGTTTAATCAAACTAGAAGCGATAGACACATACAAAGAATTATAGAAAAAGCTACTGAAAAGATGATAAAATTCTAAATGTCGTGAAAATGTCGTAAAAATGTCGTAGTATTATACAAAAATATATAGTATAATAACAATAGTTAAAAAGCCGAGAGGCAAAAATAAAGAGCCCCTTTGATTTATTTAAATGTTAGAAGAATAGATGTTCTAAATGTCTATTCTTTTTATTATGTTATGAAAGGAGGACAGGAAATGGGAAGTAAAGAATTTATTGAAAAATGTAAAGAAATAGTAAAACAATATACAATAGAACATTTAGATAAAAGCGATAATGTCCCAGAATTTGATGTATTTGATGTATGGTATTGCAAAACATTACAAAATCATAAAGCATTATTAAGTACAACATTATTTGATGGTATGTATTATGAATGTACATATAATGGAGATAAAAAAGAATTATACTTTGATGCTTATAAGAAATTTGAAAATAAATGCATAAAGATAGATTAAATTAGTTATTACCAGTATGCTAGGTAACTGATAATATATAGTTTGTTATGTTTGGTTGAATGTAATAAACCTCCTTTCGAATATTTTATTTTTTTATATAAACTTTTATAGAACTTTCCTAGCGAGTTCTAATTAATATTTATAAATTGTATGCAGTGATATATAAAACTTAATAATGGGAGCATAAGGTTGAAACACTAATTCCGTCACAGGGAAGAAAAGTGTGTAGTTTTCCAAGAGATTCGGCTCGTAAGCTAAAGGTTGAGCTGTGATATAGACCAGAATCCAAAGTGTAAGATAGCTACTTATACAAACCGATATATCATTGCATAGAGTTTATAAATAAAAAAGGAGATGTACATATGACTAATAAAGAAAGAATAGAAAAATATAAAAAAGAGCATTGTTCAAAATGCAAAAACAAAGACAAGTTTGACTGTGAAATAAGAGTATTCAAAAACAATGATACGATATGTACAAAGTGCATAAATTATGAACGAGAAGATTAACTATGCTAATTACATGAAAAGAAAATGTGAGCAATGTCGATACTATGATTATTGTTTTAGATATAGACCCAAAAGAAGAAAAAACATTAGAGATAAAACAAAGAAGGTGATTAGATGGCAAATGAAGGAAATTTGAAACCAATTCGAACCAAGAGCGAAGCGAGAGAAAAAGGAAAAAAAGGTGGAAAAAAATCAGGAGAAGTAAGAGCACAAAGAAAAACATTAAGAGAAGAACTGATAGCATTACTAGAAACAAAAATAGAAGATAAAACAATACAAGAAAAGATAAGTTTTTCACTTATTCAAGAAGCAATAAGTGGAAATGTAAAAGCATTTGAGACTATAAGAGATACAATAGGAGAAAAACCAATAGAGCAAATACAAAATATTAATCCACCAGTAATAAATATAGAGAGACCAAAAGATGATTAATCCATACAATATAATAGCAAAACATTTTTGGGATTTGCTTGATGATTGTTTATCAAATAAACATACTCATTACTGGTTAAAACGGTGGAAGAGGAAGCACAAAATCGAGTTTTATTGGTATAACAATTCCTTTAATGATGATGATAGATGCACAAAATGGAACATATTCAAATGCAGTAGCAATGAGAAAAGTTGGAGATACATTAGCAGATAGTGTATATACTCAAATCCTATGGGGAATAGAGCAATTAGGAGTATCAGAATATTGGGAAGCAAAAGTAAGCCCTCTAAGATTGACTTATAAGCCAACAGGACAGCAAATATTGTTTAGAAGTTGTAATAATAAAGATGATTACAGAAAAATTAAATCAACAAAATTTAAAAAAGGTTTTTGCAAATATCTTTGGTTTGAAGAACTAGATGAGTTCTTTGGAATGGAAGAAATAAGAAGTATAATACAATCACTACTTCGCGGTCGGAAATGGCTACGAAGTTTTTTATTCTTACAATCCACCTAAGATGATTGCTAGTTGGGTAAATGCAGAAGTAATAGTTATAAGACCGGATAGATTAGTACATAGTTCTACATATTTAGATGTACCAGTTGAATGGTTAGGAGAACAATTCATAATAGAAGCGGAAGAACTAAAAAAGACAAATGAATTAGCATACAGGAATGAGTATTTAGGAGAGCCAACAGGAACTGGAGGAGCAGTATTTACAAATATAACATTAAGGAAAATAACTGATGAAGAAATATTACACTTTGATAATATAGCAGATGGTATAGATTTTGGATATGCGGTAGACCCAGCTTGTTATGGTCAAAATCATTTAGATAAAACAAGAAGAAAGCTATATATATTTAATGAAATTTACAAAGTAGGCATATCAAATAAAAAATTACATGATGAAATAATAAAAGTAAAAATTGGAAGAAGTGAAATTACGGCAGATAGTGCAGAACCCAAAAGTATTGATGAAATGAATAGTTATGGTGGACTACGAATAGTAGGAGCTAAGAAAGGACCTGATAGCATTGATTTTGGTGTTAGATGGTTACAAAATTTAGTTGAAATAATAATAGACCCAGAGAGATGTCCTAATACTGCAAGAGAATTTAGTACATATGAATATGAAAAAGATAAATATGGTAACTTTAAAAGTAAATATCCAGATACGAATAATCATAGTATAGATATGACAAGATATAGTAGAGAAAAAGAATATAATTTTAAGAAATTACAATTTGGTTATATAAAACCAATATAGGAGGAAAACAATGATACAATGGAATCCAGAAACATTAGAAAATGAAAATAGCGTAACACAAATATTAATGTTAGCAGATAAAGAATGGAATGCAAGAAAACAATTATATGAAAGAATAAGAAGAAAGACAGATAATTCTGAACTAGTAAGTATAAATGATGAAAAAATAAAAGTAGCATTTGAAAATTATATAAATTCAATGGTAACAGGATATTTTGCAGGAAAAGCACCAGTATATGATGTTGAAAAAATATCAGACCCAACAAAATTAAATATAATCAAAAAATTGCTTAATAAAGTCTTTAATACAGATGCAAACAAGGATGAAGAATTAAAAGTATTAATAGATTATATAAGTAAATACAATGATGATGGAACAGAATATTTTGATTTAGCATTTGATTATTTTGGAATGAGAGGATGCTATGAAGTATTATACGAGAATGAAGATAATGAAATAGTATATACTAAACAAAGTGCATTAAATACAATAGGAATATTTGATTATTCGACACCAGTAAAACAAACAGGACAATTAAGGAAATGGACTGAAAGAGATAAAAATGGTGCAGACATAACAATAGTAGAATTAACAACAATAAATGGCAAAAGATACTATTCGCCAACACCAAATGATTATGCAAAATTACAAGAAGATAAACAAAAATTTGAAAAAAGTAAATGGAATATGCTTCCTTGCATAGCAATAGAAAATGAAATGGGATTATCAAGCTTTGAATTGGTAGTCTCTTTAATTTGTGCTTATGAAAGAGTAATACAAAACAGTAGAAATACATTTCAATATAATGATGATGCAAAATTAAAAATAACAGGTTTTACACCACAAAATGATTTAATGACCACAAAATTAGATGACAAAGGCGAACCAGAATTAGATGAGAATGGACAAACCAAACAAGTGGTTAATAAAGCAAGAGAAGAAGAAGACAAAGCACTATTGAAAATGCAAGTATTTTATACACCAGATAATTCAGGTGATATAGCATGGGTTGAAAAATCAGTACAAGATACAGCACTAGAAAATCATAAAAAGACATTAATAGACTTAATAGCGATGATAAGTGGAGTACCCAATATAACAGATTTAGGATTTACAAATGCAGATAATGCAAGCGCATTAGACAGAAAGTTCTTTGCATTAGAGCAAATGATAACAGATGCTGATAAACACTTTAAACAAGCAATACTAAGAAGATGGGAAACAATTATAGATAGAATAAATAAAAGAAAACACAAATCTTATGATTTTAGGAGTATAAAAATAGATTTACAAAGAAATCTACCAACTGACAAAGATACGGAGACAACAAGAGCATTAAAATTAAGAGGACTATTAAGTGATGCATCAGTTATTGATATGTTGCCAGATGACCTAGACAGTAATTCAGAACTAGAAAAAATAGATAAACAAAATGAAGAAAACATTCAAAAAAATTTACAACAAATGCAAATGATGGGACAAACAGGTGTAGAGCAAAATAAGAATGGAAATAAGCAAGACAACAAAATAACAGATTTGACAGAACAACAGAAAGTACAGAAATTAATGGCAGACAATAAGAAAGAACAAACAAAAGTAGTTAATAAGCAAATCAATAAAGAATAGAGGTGTTATAAATGCAAGGAATATTTATAATTCTTTTTTTTATTACCTTAGGTTTTTTTGATGAAATGGGAAAAGATTTGTATCATTGGTTTTGGAAAGGTGATAGATAAATGAATATATGGAATTATCACGATACAAAAATGCAAGAATTAAAACAACTATATAATAAAACATCAAAACAAACTCAAAACAGACTTCAAGAACTATTTGATACATTTAGTTTTACAACAGAAAACATCTATAATATTGCAGATAATAAAACTAAGAAAAGAATAAATACATATATAGAACAATGGAAAGAACAAGGATTATTAAAGAATAATAGCTATTTTACCGCATTAGCAAACAATATTTATAAAAGAACAAGAGTAAAAAATAGCGAAATACTAGAATTGCTTATTTATAGTGCATATATAGAAGAACAAAGTAAACTTGAGGAACAAGAAAAACAAATAATGTATGAAGATGCAAATTGTTATTATGAACAAGGGCAACAAGAAGTAAATAAGAAGAAAAAGTTATCAGTAATTCCGATGGCTTTATTTCTTGCATTATTAGACCAACCAAATTATAGTGGATTTAATTGGAAACAATACATTGAAGTTACAATGCAATATAATGCACAACAAATATATAAACAAGCAATTTTAAATATACAACAACAAAAAGACCTAGAAATTGATTCTAATGAGTTTCAAACAATAATAAATAGACAAAATAACCAAAAACTTAATATAAATAATGACAAGATATCAGGTGCAGTTGATTTACAAATGATCGGATTAAATAATCTGGCAAAAGTAGAAGGAATAAAATCAAATGCAAATGATAATGCACAAGTAGAATTTTGGGCAGTAACTGATGAACATAGTACAGAAATGTGTCAATCAATGAATATGATGCGATTTTATATAAATAAAGAAAATAAATTTGATAGGTATTGGGGAAATAGCAAAAAAGATATTAAACTTATGCCAGTTAGGGTAAAAGGTTTAGTACCTGGTATTAATTTACCTCCAATTATGTATTATTGGCATTGGTGCAGAAGTACTATAAGATATGTGTCACCAGTTGCAAAACAAGAAAAAACAGAGTATAATCTTGATATACCTAAAATATCTAAAGACATTAAACAAGTTTTAAGCAACACGAAATTAAATCTAAATGTAAAAAGGTTATTTAATAAATATCTAACAAGTAATAATGCAAAGATAAACAACAACTTAAATGTTCCAATGAGATATAGTATTGATGACGATAAGGTATATATAAATCCAAATCATCCAGACTTTAAATATTATGATTTATCTGAAAGTTTAACACATGAGGTCATACATATGATAGATATAAGAAATAATATATCTGATAAATTAAATATAGACAATGAATTAAGAAGAACAAGATTACAAATAGATATAGATGAAGATAAATACATTAATATGTTATCCAGTAGTAAATATGAAGATAATATGACATTAAGTGATATATTTTCTGCTATAACTAATGGAAAAATATCAGGAAACTATATGCATTCAAGTAAATACTGGATAAAGGATTCAACAAGAATAGAAAAGGAACTTTCTGCAAATATAATGTCAGCATATTTAAATAAAAACCAAGATACATTAAATATTATAAATTCAATAAATGGGCTAAAACAAATTAAAGAAAAGGTAGTGAAGTTATATAATGATTATACCAGATGAAATAAAAGAATTAATTCATAAATATATAGAAAAGAACGGAAAAAGACCATTAGGTTTTAATTATGATGAATGGAATAGTTTTGCAGAGTATAAAGAATATTTAGAAAAAGAATTAGAAAAATAGCACTTACTAGAAAGTAGGTGCTTTTATTATGGAAAGAAGGTGGAAAATATGTGGTTATTAGTTTTAATATTAAGCATTAAATTACAAATGCCAACTTGGTATTGGATTATATTTACTATAATTACAATATTAAGACCATTATTTATAGAACCAATAAAATTTGAGTTTTATCAGGGGATTATGGAGAGCAAAAAGAATAAATAAGTTATTAACATTTTATAATTATAAATTTTTAGACGTAGACGTGCGTCTATTTTTTATGCCTTTTTACTGGATGCAGGCTATAAAGAACAACAGAATTTTTAATGTAACAATTTGGGCAGAAGAACAAATTAGGAGAACAAATTGGGATAGGAGAAAATATGGAAGGCGAAAACCAAAACGCAAACAATACAAATATTGATGTAAACGGGGCTAATAATGCAACGGACAACAATCAAGGAAATAAGTTACAGACTTTTGATGAAGTGTTGACTAATAAAGAATATCAAGCTGAGTTTGATAGGAGAGTTCAAAAAGCAATTCAAACACATGAAACAAAGTTAAAAGAGCAATGGAAGTTAGAACAAGACACACAAAAGTCAGAAGCTGAAAAATTAGCACAAATGAATGAAACACAAAAGCTTCAATATCAATTGAAGAAACAAGAGGAAGCAAACAAAGAAATTCAAAGAAAGTTAAATGCTAGGGATTTAAAAGATGAAGCTTTAAAAATAGCAACAACACAAGATACAGCATTTGACCCAGAATTTTTAAATCTTTTTGATTATGAAAACATGACAGCAGAGCAATTACAAGACAAAACAAAGCTTATAAAAGCAATTCAAGACAGAATTGTTGAGAAAGCAGTAAATGAGTGGTCAAAAGAAAAACCACCATACAATCCAGACCCATCTGGTAATAAGTCAAGTGCTGATGAAGCAATAAGAAAGGCAATGGGATTAATTAAATAGGAGGATTAAAAAATGAATAATATTGAAATATCAACAATATACTTACCAAAATTAGATGAGGTGTATAAAAACGAAGCAAAAACATCTATATTAGATGGAGATGAAACAACAGTACAAAAAGGATTAAATGGAGAAATTAAAGTAGCTAAACTAGATATGGATGGTTTAGGAGATTTCTCAAGAAATGATGGATATACAAAAGGTTCAACAACATTTAAATGGGAAACAGTAAAATATGATAAAGAAAGAAGCCAAGATTTAAGAATTGATAGATTAGACAATCAAGAAGCATTAGGACTACCATTTGCAAAATTATCTGGAGAGTTTGTAAGAACTAAAGTGGTTCCAGAAACAGATGCAGCAAGAATTGCCAAAATAGCAGGAGTAGATGGAATATCAAGAAAGAAAGAAACAATTTCCGATGGCGCAGGAGTTGTAAGTGCATTAAGAGCATGTACAAATAAAATGGATGAGGATGAAGTTTCAACAGAAAATAGAATCTTATTCATAACACCAACACTAAAAGGAATGGTTGACGATTTAGATACAACTAAATCTAAAAAAGTACTAGAAAGATTTTCAACAATAATTGAAGTTCCACAAACGAGAATGTATACAGCAATAACATTAAATAGTGGAAAAGAAAATTATGGATACCAAAAAGCAAAAGACACATACATTAAGTCAAAAGATACAGCTGTAGTATCAGGAAAGACATATTACACGGAAAGTTCTGGAACATATTCAAAAGTAAATTCTCCAGCAGGAAATCCATCAACATCAGATTATTATGAATTAGTAGAAGGAGGAAAAGATATTAACTTCTTATGCATTGAGAAATCTGCAGCAGTAACAGCTATGGACCAATACATAAAATACTTTACACCAGATGAAGATCAAAGTGGAGATGACAATGTATTTAAATACAGAAACAATAACTTATATGGACATGTATATGAGAATAAACTAGCTGGTGTATATTGTTCATATGAAGGTTAGGAGGTTTAAAATGGCAACATTTATAGGATTGAAGATAAATAAAATAGAAAAAGAAACTAAAAAAGAGCTAACAGTTGAAGAAATAAAAGCAATTCTAACTGAAAAAGAAATTGCTTTTGATGGAATAACTAAAAAGAAAGATTTACAGGCTCTTTTACCACAAGAATAAACAAGGGGGCAATAGAAATGGCAGAAACTAACAATATAGATAAAATAATAGCGGATTTATCATCTAATTATAAAGATGATGAAGAAGTCTTAAATGAAATATATGAGGAAGTAAGTTCTATTGCCTCTGATATTTCTAATAGGCGAAAAGATGATGAGAAGTTATTTCCATATATTAAGAAAGCAACAAAAGCAATATATCTTTCAAGGGGAGCAGAAGGCTTAACAAGTCGTAATGAAGGTTCTATTTCAACATCATTTGAAGATATTATAGATAAGCTAAGAAATGACATTATAAAATCTGGATTAAGGAGGATTAGATAGTGTTATTACGAGATTTAACAAAAGTATATATATCCGAATATGAAGAAAAAGAAGACCACGGAGAATCAGATAAAGTATGGAAATATAAAGGACAGGCTTGGCTAAATATGCAACAAGATGTCAACGAATTAGATAGAAAGTCTACTGGTGAAGTGGATTATAGTACATATAAAGGTCGTACGACTAGAAATTATGATATACAAAAAGGTAATGGAATATCATTTGAAGATATCTCAAAATTAGAGAAGTTTATTCCGGAGTATAGAGTACTGGACAAAAATAAAATAGGAAGTACTTATGTATATAGAATGGAGAAAATACAATGATAAATTTCAATTGTAATATAAAAGTAAAACATAATTTTAAAAATATAGATGCTATAATTCAAAAATTACCACAAACTGCAAAAATAATAACAGAAGATGTATTAAAAAACATTAGAGGTTATGCTATAAGGTTGGAAAAAGGACATAAGGAAGAGGGCATATTAGTAGAAATGATTGATATGTCTACTAAAGAAGTGAAGCGGTCGTGTTTATGCAGATCCTTCTAAATTTATGACTGAAAATGGACAATCTTATTTATGGTTTGAATACTTTGGCACTGGACAATATGCCGAACAAGAACATATAGGGAAAACAAAACACTTTATCGAATCAGGTTATACAGAATGGTATATACCTATAGACAAAGTAGGAAGAACATTAAATTATCCTATTATAACAATAAGTGGAAAACAATTTTATGTGGCAGTTCGGAGCAAAAGCAAATCATTTTATAGGTGATGCAGGATTTAAAAGTAGAAATGAAAATGCAAAAATAGTTAAGAAAAAATTAGATGAAATGTTAAAGGAGATATGTAAATGAAAGATTTAAGTGAATTAGAGTTTAGTGATTTAGTATATGAGAAACTAGAGATATTAAAGTATAAGCAAATATTAACAAATCCAACAACAACAAGTAAATTTCCTTGTTTGGAATTACATACACCTTTAAAGTTAGTGAATAAAACTGAAAATGCATTTCCGATAAAATCAACATTTCAAATATCAATAACTTGTTGGAATGAAAAACAACGCCAAGCAATGAAAATGGCAGATGAAGTTGATAAAAAACTTCAAGAATTTAATTTTATAAGGACAAATACCAGTCCAGCAATATATGATTCTATATTGCAAAAATACGGTATAACAATAACATTTGAGGTTCGTTATAATTCAATAACGGCTTCTTTTAATTTAAAATAATAAGGAGGAATTAGAATGGGAGCAGAAACACCAAAGGCAACAACACCACAAGTTGCAATGAAAGCTGAAGTATCTTATGCAACAAGTTTAACAGGAGATAAAACAAAAATAGGTTATGTTCAAAAAGTTGGACAATTAAAAACTTTAAAAGAAGGACAAACATATAGTGCATTAGATTTAGATGAAGAAAGAATGGCAAAAGGTAAAAGAAAAGCAGAAGCAGTTGATATTGAAATGATGTTTATACAAGAAACACATAAATCAATGATGGCAATAGCAGATGCAGACACTGAAATATATTTATTCTTAAAATATCCAGATACAACAGCATCAGTTGCATCAAAACCACTTGTTCAGACAGTAAAATGCACAATAGATATAGCAGGACAAGAAATGAATGATGGGGATTTCATTAAAGATACTATGAGAGTATTTAAAAATTCAACAGTAGTAGAAACAGATGGATATCCAGTTGAAGGAGATTCAACAAAATTTTAATTAAGGAGAAGGCTTGTACCTTCTCTCTTTTGCAAAGGAGAGAAAAAGATGATTATAGAAACAAAAAATAAAACAATAAATTTAGTACTAAAAACAAGAAAAATAGTAGACATAGCTAATCTACTAAAAAATAAAAATTTTGAGGAAGTCTTTATAAAATCATATTCTATATTAGATATAGAAGCATTGTCAAAAATAATATTTAAATTAGCAGAAAACGAAAACGGTGAAAGTGTATTCACATCATCAAGTGAAGTATATGACTTTATGGATGATTGTAGAACAGAAGGAATAACTATAAGTGAATTATATGCGAAGATAGCAGAGGTATTGAATGATGAGGGTTTTTTCAAAAAGAAAATGAGCAAGAAAGAACTAAAAGAGATAACATCAAATCCTTTATTAACAATGAATACAGACAAATTATTAGAAAAGGCGGTAGAGAATGCAGCCAACAGGGTAGTAGAAAAAGAAATAATGTCTCAAATCTAAAAGGATTAAATGATATTATTGAGAATATAAGAAAAACTAATAATTTAATAGAATTAATATATTCAATGGAACCATTAGCATATTATTTTGATATGAAACCATATGAATTTTGGAATGCTGGATATTCAGAAATAAATACATACTGCCAAGCTCATCTTGTAAAAACAATTGATGATTTAAAAAGTGAAATTGAACTGCAAGAAGCAGTAACTGATAAATTAATTAGAGCAGATAGTATGAGTAAAAATCCTAAAATAATACCGATTAGAGATAATTATAAGGAATTATTTAAAACAGAAGAGAAAGAACAGACATTAGAGGAACAAAGAATGTTATTTAAAGGATAAATTATAAAAAATATAAATATTCGACAAGTTTCGACAAAAAAGTACAACTAAAAGTGATATAATTCTTTTATAATAAAATAAAAGGAGGTATTCTTATGGAAGAAAAAAAGAAAAGTGGTTTTGCAACAGCAGGTTTGGTGTTAGGAATTATAGGGATATGTACATCGTTTATTCCAATTGTAAACAATTTATCATTTGTATTAGGAGCAATAGGTGTAATATTTGCAATAATTTCATTAGTTAAAAAAGCAAGCAAAGGACAAGCTATAGCAGGAGTAATTTTATGTGTTTTAGCAATAGTAATAACTATTAACTCTCAAAAGGCTTTATCAGATAGCTTAAATGAAGTTAGTGCTGATTTAAATAAGGCAACAGGTGCAAGTACAGAAGAAATTTTGGCAAATGATGCAAATGTTGAATTAGGTAAATTTGAAGTAACAAAAGATAGTTATGGAATAACAGATAGTAAACTTACAGTAAAAGTTACAAATAAAACTAGCGAAAAAAAATCATTTAATTTTCACATAGAAGCGGTAGATGCAACTGGTGCAAGAATAAATGAAGACTATGTGTATGCTAATGATTTAGCATCTGGACAAAGCCAAAATTTTGAGATTTTTACTTTAGTAACATCAGACAAAATAAATGAAATGAAAAATGC